AGAGTCTTGGTTGATTTTTGCAAAGCCAGTACCAAGCAAAAGACACCCTCTGGTGTCGGTATTAAAGTTTCCTGCGTGAATAAGTATGAATTTTCTATTGGGAACATCCTGTAATATAATATGATTTTTATACTTCTCCGAACTTCTGTGCTTACATTTATAAACACCTTTAGGAATACAAGATATATTACGCATATTAGCTTTCCAAGCTAATTCCAAAGATACGCAATCAAATATTAGGTTAACCCCATCGTATAAAGAGAAATAACCTAAAGTCTGACGTTCATCACTTTGAACCCTGTTTAAAAATGCTTTTAACATTCAGTCCCTTTTGTTGAAGATTTTTGCGATTTTAGATTTGTCACATTTATTGCACTTCTCGTCGCTCAAAAAACACAAAGGTAAAACAGCTATTAAAGCTAAACATAGTATTTCCCAAGTGACTCCGTTTGCATCAATTTGTGTTACTGCTGCAACTGCTAAAACTCCTGATACTGTTCGCTTCGATGACCATTTACCCTTATTATCTTTAAACATTTCAGGGATTATTGCTAATATACCTTTTAAGGCGATTTTAGATATTAATCCTGCCATTTTATTTTTCTTTTGTTTCTCCTTTTTCACCATTGTTTTTGATAAAGAATCCGATTAAATCATCAATATAACCAAATACCTTATTATCTTTAATAGAAGGTGTTAGTTTTACGATAATTTTAACTACAGCTAAAGTTGCAATAAGCAATTCAGCACCGTTTGCTAATAAGAAGTCTATAATTTGACTCATAATGTTAAGTTTGTTTGTTAATATTGTAGTAAAGGTAATGAAAAAGTAGGGGAAAAGGTAGCTAAAACCTACTTTTCCATCCCTTTACTATCTTTTATTTTCTTGATTTCTTTGTACCACTTGTAAGCTCCGAAGGACACTGCCAATATCAATGATGTTAATTGCAGCCAAAGCTGAACATCAGATACACTTATTGAAAGGGCAGCTATCTGTGCTATTGCCACCTCTGTTGAATTTTTATCCATCGTTTATTATTTTTTAAATCTCTTCTAGTGTTAATTGACACCCATAAATCATATTCGTTGTGCTAGTGGGATTAAGTTTCAATGTCCAATAGTTACCCATCACCGTTTCTATTGCTGTTCCTGTTATTGTCAAAGGAGTGTTTACATTACCATTCCAAAGAACACCTCCCATAGCAGAACTCCACGAACTTACACCTATCGAAAACGTCATAGGACTATTCCCTTTAACTGATACTTCAATTACTTTATATCCTAAAGGTAACTGGAAAGTAGCCATATAATCATAAGTATGGTTGTAGAACTTTACACTAGCTCCAGTTGACGATGAATAACCTCTAGCATTATACGCACCACTGCTGCTCATTAAAAAATCTTGAGGTACTAAATACATATATTTATATAAACCACCTGAGTAAATAGTACCAATATTATCACCTAAAAAATTACCACCACTATCAATATCACCTATTGAAACGATACGACCTGAAGTTAATGTATCTGTGGCATCGTTAAAGGTAAGTGAAGATGATGCCCCCAAAGTAGTACCACCATCATTAAATTGAATCTCTGTATTACTACCAGCAGGTTCAGCTAGTGATGCAAGAGTGTTGCTACTAGGTAGAATCTTAGACTTTGAATCGTATGTATATAAAGGAGTCCAAGCATCAATAGAAATTGATGTTTCCCCTTTAGTGTAAGCTGATGATAAGGTAACCCTTTCATAACTGTAGGATGGTGAATTGGACTGTATTAAGAACTCTTTACCTGATGGTATTTCATAATCCATAGCTGCTACCCTTAGACTTGTTATTCCAGTATCATCAGGGCTTATCTCCTCATCTAGGGTACTAAATTTATCGTAACTCGCTAAACTCTCGTGTATCGCACCTGAATACGGACTACCCACTAAACCTGTATTATCGAAAATAGGAGGGCTTGGATTTGTAACTACTATAGGGCTTACTATAGGTCCAATCATTCTACCTTTAAAAGCCCATTCAGCCTTATTTGCGTTATAATCTAATTTTGTAAAAGCATAAACTTCATTCGAGTTCCAATCACCATCTTCATCATAGAAAATCCTAGCATATCCTTCAGTTGGTTCATTTACTTTAGCGTGATAACTTATAGGTGGCTCTATCATTGTAGCTTGAAGTCTTACACCTGCTTGGTAGTTGAATTTTAATATCTCATCAGTTATAAGTTTATGTATCTTATAACCTGTGCCTATCCCATTAACCTTCCATAAATTAGATTGAATAATACTACTACCATCATTAATCCAAATCACTTTCTTGCCGTTAGCACTCGGTCCATCAGAGAATATTGTATTATCTATTACTAATTCTTGGGGATTATCTGAACTATCATCATCTTCAGTAACATAAGAATCAACGATAGACCCTGTAAAAGGCAAACCTTCCTTGTAAGATAATAAAGTAATTTCCTCAAAAATAGGTTCTACTTTATAACCATCCCATTGAGAATCATCCCAAGATGTCATAGTACCATCTGCCTTTTCAACAGCATACCAATCCCCTGAACCCAATCCTGATGCCCAATTCCCATCATAATCGTTATATAAAAATACCCCTGCTGCTTCGGGTACAGAACTGTCAGAAGTATTTATTGTTACATCAAAGTCAAATTCTTGTATTGTACCTGCAGAGGTACTAGATGACATATATATTATACCCGACTCCATCATTATGGCTGTATTCTCAGTAGGGACATCTTGGTCAACCCAAGAACCCCAATTTGTATTCCCTGAATAATCCTCAGTAGGTGGTATAACCCCTACATCTGCCGATGGTAGGCTTGGTCGCCAGTATCTATCTACTGTAGCGAAAGAATTAGAATCACTAACCTTTAACCAAAAAGGCATCTTTATTTTCCCATAAAAACTACCCGAAGGGGTGACATTTGCTTGTCTAGTAACCCTGAGCTTCATTTTTATTTTCAGCTTAAAGTTTATTTCATCACCAGACTCAAAGTAACCAACTAAGTTAGGACCTGTCAGACCCGAACCGTATTTATTCCAATTAGCACTTGGCATTTCCCAAACAGGAAAGTAATTTAGTGGATATATATTAGAAGAACCTAAACCCCACTCTATTTTTACAGATTGTAATTTTTCACCGAAAGTCTTAGTTCTACTAAAAAAACCTGCCGAAGCACTTGAAGCTGTTGAACGTGTTGCGTAAGAAGTATTATTGTATTCTCCATATATAAGATTATACTGCCTAGATTCTGTTAATTCACTTGCATCTGTTGTCCCATCTAATTTATATAAATAGTAAAGGTTTAGACTCTCAGTTAGTCTTTCAAATTGGGTGAAGAAATATTTGCCACGACTATGTACAAATCTGCATTGAAATAAGGTACATATATGATTTAATACATCGTAATAGTTTGAAAATTTAATTTCGTTGTCGTTTGTTACTTTTTCAAACGCATTTTGATATAAATAAGTTTTGGCACAAGGGTCATCAGAGATGCTTGGGTGATTAACTTCAAACCATTTCATTAGTGTAGCTAAAGGTAAGTCGGAGGCTGATATAGAGTTCCCCACATCTAATTTATCTATTATTCCTGTTAAAATTTTTACTAGGCTTAATCTTTCCGTAAAGGGCGTACCATCTGATTGTTGATAATCTTTATTTTTTAAGTCTTGAATACCATCTACAGCAGATACACGAAAGTCAAAAGGATAAAAACTATCAGCCATTGACATAATCCGCTTGTTAATATACCCTAACCAATACAATTCATATTCAGCACCATCAGGTTTAAAACCATTCCCTACATCATAAGTTTGGTCCTTATAAACCTTTATAGTAAATCTTTCAGGCTCACTTGTAACAATATCGGTAGGAAAAGCCTTTAATGTAGCATTGTCTATACTCATTACAAAAGACAAGGTAGATGACTTTATTAAATCGTAAGTTTGCTCACCTCCTTGATATTGTAAATGAAACCCATCACCTCTAAGTACAAACTCTGTAACAGAACCTGAAAACTCAGAATCGTGTATTTCTACCTTGTATAACTCTCTACGTATGTTACTAAATTCTGACTGAAATCTTAACCCCATATCATTGTTTTTTTACCTTATTCATATTTTAACTTAATAGACTTTGCTGTAGGATTAAGGTGAAATTCCCGCTTCCCAAATAAATTCACCACCTTTTTGTTTAGCAACTTTGTTTCCTTGTAGCGTGGCAATCTGAATACCCTCTGAGTCTAAACTTCCAAAGACCTCAACTCTTTGAACCCCACCTCCACCACCCAACATTTCGTTAGGGATGATTGTACCTTGTGACTTAGGTACAAATAATTCAGGACCTCTTTCTCCCACGAGGCTCACTTTGCCCACAGGTGGGTTACCACCATCAGCAAAGGCAGGTATTGGCTGTGCTGCTATGGATGCAATTTGTACAGCACCTAAACCTGCTACAACAGCTGCTAATATAGGATTAAATGCCACCTTACTTACAGCTGCTGCTGTATTAATTATTGCGTTGAATATCGCCTGTGCTTTATCAGCTTTAGCTTGTTTCTTTTTTAAAGCTGCTGTTTTGGCAGCCATCTCTTTATCAAGGTCTTGTAAGTCATTAGCCTTTTCTTCCTCAGATTTTAGGGACTTATCAATTAATTCCTTTTCCCTTCCATACCAATTTTCGTTTTCTATTTGCTTATTAGCTATAAATTGACTGAAAATCTCACCCATCATTCCAAAGGTGTCAGCAAACACCTCACCAAGAGCAACTATTTTTTCGGCTGTGCCTTGTAATCCAACACTAAAGTCCTCAAACCGAGTTGGTTTAGGGTCTTTACCACCACCTCCACTTTTGGTTGGTACAGGAGTTGGCGTTGTGCTTGTAAGACCTAATTCAGCTTTTTGGGCTTCTGTTAAAGCTGCTGTGTAACGGTCTAAAGCTGATTTTGCTTCTTCATAAGTCTTTGAACCAACCGTCATTTGATTATACAACTCCCTTAGTACTTGTACATCATCACGATGTATAGATGTGATTCCATTTGACACATCAAGTAAATATTTATCAAGATTACCACCTGCTCCTTGACCACTCATACCAGCCATACCAATACCAAGATTAACAAAACTTCCTGTTACCGCCCTGATGAGTGGGTCAGTTTCTCGGAACATCTTTCCTAAGATGTCTAAAGCAGAAAGATTTTCATCAAACTTTGCCCCTGTTTTACCAATAGCTTTCCAAGCCAATGTTTCTAGGTCAAACTGCTTGACTTTTTCGTCATTATAGGCTTTAGTTTTTTCCTTTAATTGCTCTAAACCTGCTTGAACCCTTGCAGAAACAATATAAGCATCATTAACATTATCTAAGGCTGTTTTTAAGTTCTCGTTAGATGTTGTTTCTGCATCTATACTTGTTAGAAAATCAGGGTGTTTCTCTCTAATTTGGTCTAAATAATATAGTCTTTTTTCACTACCTTCGGCTGCTGACATTGCAGCTCTAGCTAAAGCGTTTAATTCCGAATTTTGCTGTTTAAGTGGTGATAGGGATTCTTTTGTACCTAATCCCACAGCTGCTATACCTGCTGTTACAGCTATAAGACCAATAGATATTGGGTTTAGTAATGATAATAAAGCCCCGAAAGTAATTAAAATTGGACCGACTATACCGACAATACCACCAATTCTAATTATCATATTTTTGGTGTTACTATCTAAAGCTGAAAACTCACGAGCTAAATCGGTTACCCAAGTTATCATCGGTGATATGGCATCGGCAATCAAAGCTCCAAACTCTATCTTTAACCCTTCGATGGCAGACTCCATCTTTTTAATCTTAGCCTTAGTGGTTTTACCCATTAAGTCAGTCATTTCTTTTAAACGACCTGTATTGTTCTTGTATTCTGCTGTTAGTTCAGCTACTTTATCTTTATTCTTAGCAAGTATAAGTAGTTGATTGGCTGATGTTACCCCTGCTAATTTCATAGCCTTTTTCAGACCCATTTCGCCCTGAGTAGCTAAATCTAATACTTTCGTGAAGTCAGTACCATCTCTGCTTAACTTCATAAATATCTTACGAAGTCCTGTACCTGCTTTAGATGCCTTAATACCGTTATCCATTAAGACACCCATCATTGCTGATAGTTCTTCTAAATCTACTCCTACAGCGGATGCTGATGCCCCTGCGTGACCAAATGCAGTTGAAAATGTACTAAGTTGTATTGATGAATTTGCTGCAGCCGATGCAAGTGTATTAGCTACTCTTGCTGCCTCAGTAGATTCTAAGCCAAAAGCATTAATTGAAGTAGATACGGTTTCTGCTGCAAGTGATAAATCTTCACCTGTAGCAAGGGCTAAGTCTAATATGGATTTCTCCATATTTTTTATTTGAGTTGGGTCAAAACCTTTTCGACCTAAGACTAACTGCAAATCAGCTACCTGTGAGGCTGTAAATTGAGTTGTAGCACCCAATCGTTTAGCTTCTTCTGTAAGCATCTTAAAATCACCTACAGATGCCCCTGTAACAGTCCTAACCCTAGTCATACCATCCTCAAACTTAGAGAACGTATCAAAGGCTACTTTACCCATTGCTGCTAATGGGGCGGTAAGACCAAAAGTCATCATTGACCCTAACCTAGCTGATGATGATGCAAATTTAGATAGTGATTTGTTTGCTTTACCAAGACCTGACTCTAAGCCCTTGATATTTGCAGCAACAATTATCGAAATAGTCTTTAACCCACCCATTATTTATTTATTTATTTTTCTTAGTATATTTTGGTGTCTTTTAACAACCTCGGCAATATGCTCTTTTGAGGCTACTACTTTTTCAGTCTTTTTGTCCCAAGGGAAAGGTAACAACTCTTTAGGCTTTAATGCTTTTTTAGAATGGGGTGATAAGCAAGAGTGTATAATCAACCTAGTTTGTTCCCAAGTGTTTTGAGTTAGTTGTTCATTATACTCTTTGAATCCAATTAGCTTGTTTTGGAAGGAGAGTGGGGTCATATCGTATAAATTGTCAAACGATAGCCCCAACATTCCTAATCCAACTTGTTCAAGTTTATCCCAATTAAATTCCTCTGATTCTTCTTGAACCTCTCCCTCTACTACTTTCCCTCGTTAGAAGGTTGGTCTAGTTGGAAAGCCTCAAAAATCTCATTAATCTTAGAGAAATCTTCATTGTCTAACCATTCTTCTATATCTTTAATTTTATAGTCGAATGATTCACCTATCTTCTTTGCACCATACTTTAATCCAAAGAACGCAATAATCCCTACGTGGTCTATTTCTGTACCTAGCTGATGTAATTCGCTTAATTTTAAATTACACTTTTTACAAACTTCCTTAATACATAAATACGAAAACCTTACAGGTCTTTCTTTACCACCAATTTCTACCTTATTCATTACCTTTTTTTTTAATTTTAAATTACTAAGCGTTTAATTCTAGTGCATCTGAACCTGTAGCTGAAATAGAGTATGTAGCGTTTTCTTCTACACCACCATCAATAGACAGGCTTGTGATAAAAGCATTACCTGTGTAAACATCTGCACCTACATTGAATACTACTGCTGCTGCAGCACCACCAATAAGTGTGGCAAACATATCGGATTGACCTGCACCTGAACCTGAGATTTCTACGAAAGCATCACCTGAAATTTCCCAAGACTTTAAGCCTCCAAGAGATGATGACCATCCACTTGAATCTTTAGTAGTTGAATCTCTGAGGTCAATATTTACAGATAAAGATGCTGAAGTACAATGTGTTACAGCTACACCTCCTACCGTGAAAGTTACGTCTGTTGCGTTTAAAATTGCCATTTTATTTTAGTTTTTAGTTATTAAACAGTTGAAAATTAAGTTTTTGTAGAACTTTTCGGGTAACTTATAGTAATCATCATCTAGGCTTACAAACCTAAACTTTGCTGTATAAGAAACACCATCCTCGGTATATGTTACCGAATAATAATCTAAAGCCTCTACGACTGCCTTAGATTGATTGTATGTTGTATTGTAGTTGTCTGCGAAACAAGCGATGCGTAAAGACACATCACACGATTCTAAAGAACTACTCTTTGTTATAAAATTATCTACATTTGCTATTTCAAATGTCGTTGCAGGATAAGATGTACCTTGTGGTATAATTACAGGAAATACCTTATTCTTAATTTCTTTTATAGAAACATTTGTAAATAACGCTCTATCTTCAGCGCCACCACCCCGAACACTTACACTCGTAGATGTGCTTGTAGCAGTAAATATAAGTAACTCAACACCTGCTGTAGCTGTTTGAGAAGTTGATGTTTCAGGAGTGGTATTCACAGCCATTTTTGATGTATTACCACCCAATACTCTTTCAATAGACAATAGATATTTAGTGCCAATTTTAGTAATGAAAGCATCAGCAATTTGAAGTTGCTCATTACTTACTTCACTAGATGTTATGTCAGCGTAATCAGAAACACCATCAGAAGTATTAGTAGCTCCTGCTGCTAAATCCCAACCTGTAATATTTCCTGCTTCAAAAACACCATTAACAATCAACTCAGCACCTAAGCCATCATTAGCAGTAATGAAGTCAGTTGAATCATTTAATTTGTCGAATATTTTTTTACCTATAACTGCAAACATATCTAAAATCCTGCTTTTTTAATAAGTTTGTTTAACATCTTATCTAAGTCCCTTTCAGCACTTACATAAATTGTTGATTCCATTTTCTTTGCTGTTTCCTTAAATATATTTCTTCTAGGGGCTTGAATTGCGTTACCCTTTATTTGCATAGCAGCTAAATTGTAACTATCCTTGCCCTTGATTCTAATTGGGGTTGTTCTACTTTTAAGAGGTCCTACATATAGAGCAGGATTCTTAGAGCGTTTTGCTGTTTTAATACCTATCGTTTCCCAAGTTGGTGTTCTTCTACCATCACGCTTTTTGTTGTGAGTATTAAACTCTTTTCGATACGCCTGTTGCATACCCTTTACAAGTTTAGTTGCTGCAGGTCTAAGAGCTTTATTTATTTGTGTACGAGATTGTTTAGCTGAATAACCAAGCCTCTTTAAACCTTGCTTAATATCATCAACTCCCCTAACGGTAATTCTCGTATTTTTAGCCATAATTAAACTGGTGAATCTGTTGGTAAATCTTGTTTTACAAAAATCTCAATAAACTCTTTTCGTGGGTCTATAACGTACCCTATAATTTCGTATTCATCTCCTAAATCGGTAAGAATCCAATCAGATTTTATTACCTTAGTTTCGCTGCTATACCTAACCGTATAAACAAACCTACCATAAGACTGTAATTCTTCTCCTTCAAACTTTTCTTCAATATCTCTAAGCGACTTAACATTCTTGTTAGCCCAAACGGTAGCTACTGTTGAATCAACGCTTGTAACACCGCCAAAACCATCCTGAGTGTAAGTTTTCTCCTTAAAGGTAATTCTTGTGTTAAATTCCCCTGCCTTTATTTTTGCAATGAAAGCCATATCTTAATGGAAACATTTATAAGGTTGTAGTAATATTTCAGATGCCATTGGAAATCTTCGTTTCCTGTCCTCTCTAAAATAGTACATATCACTTACGATTAACTTAATAGCTTGTTGTATAGCTTGTGGCACATCACTTTGTGCAGAACCAAAACCTGTTTTAAACTCAAACCAAAAAGTGTTTGCTGCGTTTGTTTCTAATGTAGGAGTAGAAAAATCACTACTCAAATAAACTATAGAAGGATTAGAGTGAGCATCAATATAAGCCTCAGTAGACTCTTGGATTGCTCCTGCTGAATCAAGCCATTTAACAGGATTGTCATCACCTGCTGTTAATAAAGTGCAATCAGGAAATATTAAAGATGCTTGTGATACTACTGAATTAAAATATAACTTATATTCGTGTTCAATAAAATGCCTCGTACAATAGTGTTCTGCCATTTCAGTTGCAGCATCTATATATACACCTAACAAAGTATCTTCGTCAGAAGTATCAATACGAAGGTGTTCTTTAATTTCGGTAACACTAACAACTTTAGTTGCAGGGTCATCTGAAATAACTAAATCGCCTTGTACGTTATAGTTAGGGTCGAGATACATAAGTATATATTGAAAGAGTTAAAGTTAATAAAGGGGAGTTCCGAAGAACCCCCTTTTAAGTATTAGTATCTATGTACTACTATGCAGTTAAAGAAACCGCTTTAACGAAAGCAGAACCATTAGCAGCACCGAAGTCCATATAGTTGTTTACAACCAATCGGTTTTGACCTGTAGCAGCCTGAGTATAAGGGTCTACCAAAATATCAACACCACCAAACATTCCAATATAGAAGCGAGAGAAATCTCCGAAGAAGAAGTCACCATCAACACCACTATTAGAATCACAACCGTTAGTGAAGTAAATAGGGTAACCGTTAACTAAATTCCCTTGTAAACCTGCACTTACACTTGCAACTTGAACACCACGCTTGATTTGAGCAAGTAATTCAGGAGATGCTACATAAGCTAAGTTACCATTCAATCCACCTGCTTCGCCTAAAGTTTTTTCAGCATCAACGATGTCTTTCATAACAGAAGTACCATCTGCGAAAGATGATTGTTCAGTAAAAGTACCACAACCTGATGTCTGTGCAATAGATGTTGGAGCGTTAGCGATACCTGCTCTACTAAAGATAGCTGCATCAACTGACTGTGCTACAGCACGACCTAAATCAGCCATAATAGCGTTTTCAGCACCACCGTTTTGTAACAATAATTGCTTAGAAATATCTACATAAGCAGCTACACGAGTTGGAGTTAATTCAACCTTCCCGAAGTTAGCACCACCATCTGCTGCTGCTGAGTTTTCTGTACCCCAAGCAACTGTAGATGTACCTGTAACAGGAATAGTAGTGTTAGCAGACAAACCTGTTAAGATGTTTGCACCAACTTTACCGAATACAGATGCTTCACGCATTGCTTCAGCGTAACTTAATACGTTAGTAGGAGCAATTGCAGAAGAACCTTGTGTTACATCAGCACGAGCCTCTAACATAAATGCAGGAATACCTAAACCGTTTACAGAAAAACCTGATGCTCTAGCTTCGTTTACTGCTTGGTCGTGCATTTCTTTCTCAACACCATCAAGGTTGTTGTTCATTAATCCGTTAACAGCTTTGAAAACAGAGTAGTTACGAACTTCTTTTATATCAGAAGTTTTTTGAACTGGTGCAGAACCTATATTAGATGCAATTTCAGCGTTTAACTTCTCTTGTCGCTCAATAGTTTCTACATTCTTAGCTAATTTGTCAATAGCTGTCATTTTCTCATCATAAGAAACTTGTTCAGTTTCGTTTAAGTCACGAGATTCAGTTTTGCAAGTTTCAAGCATATCATTCGCTTCTGCGATTAATACGGCTCTATCTTGTCTTAATTCTACGGAATTTTTCATATCCTTCTTTTTAGATTTAATTCGTTAGTTAATAAATTTATTTGCGAACCAACTTGTTGAGGGGTTTCCTCGTCTTTATCTTGTCGTACCTCGGTTGGTTCTTCTTTCGTTTCTTCACTATCTTTTGCGGAATTAGATTCCTCAAACTTTTGTTTAGAACGAAGTGCGACATCTGTGTTAGCATAAGCACCAACACCTACTATAGAAACATCTACTAAACGACCTATTTTATTTATTGTTCGTCTAGTAGTATCACCATCTTTTGACCACTCGTCATCTTCTACTGTGAAAGCAAAAGAAGATTCATATAATAAGCCTCTACGCATTAACTCAGCAACATCTTTTCCTGCTGTTGTGTTTGGTAACGTAGCCTCATAAATCAAACCTCTTTCATCGACAGATAAATTTAATGTACCGCCAATGTTTCTATCTAAAATTAGATTTGGGTCGTGATTAAATGTTAAAATTACATTGTCCTCTAATCGACCATCAAAAGCCCTAGTAGATATTGTTTCTCGGAATCCTAAATCCCTGCTATCTGTATCGAATAACGCTGCATAACCACGTACTTTAGTTTCGTCAGAACCTTCTTCTAAACGAACTTCGTAGTTACCGTTGTATATCCTTATTTCTTTGTTTTCTTTCATTCTGTTATCCTTTTAGTGTCCTCACCTAATTTGTCCAACGGCATCATATTAGATTGCATATATACCTTATCACTTTCACCACCCATTGGGTTCAAGTCCTCAAAAGACCTTACTTCATCAGGAGTTAAAACACCTATGTTTACTAAGGTTCTATAATAATCTGCACGACTTTTTGAATCACCTCTAAGAATAGCGTTTAGATTGAATTTAAAGTATTCTTCACCTCTTTTGTTTGCAGGAATTAATTTTTGGTTTAATTCGCTTTCAATTCTCTTTATCCAAGGNGTGATAGTATGCACCACAAAGTCAATTTGCTGCGCTTCGATATTACTGTAAGTCGCTGAAGATAAGTCGTTTACGAGATGATTAGGCACTCTAAAAATACGACAAATATCGCTTATTTGATATTCCCTACTCTCAATGAATTGTGCTTGGTTGTTAGGAACAGTCCTTGCAACCCAATCCATTCCTTCTTCAAGTATAGCAGTTTTACCTGTATTGGCTACACCTGAATAGTTACTGTTCCACGATTCTCTTAATCGTTTAGCTGTATCAGGCTTTAGTGTAGCAGGATGTTTAAGAATACCACCTAGTTGTGAACCATTTTTAAACCAGTTACTTGCGTGTTTATCTAAAGATATAGATATACCTAATGTTTCGGCAGCAGCTTCTATTGGTGACTTACCTGTAATACCATCAAAGGATAACCCTTTAATGTGAATCATATTAATGCCTTGAACTTTACCTGATATTGGATAAGTATTTTGTGTGTTTTCACTTACCTCATAATAAACCTCCCTACCATCAGGAGAAACGAAAACATCAACATCATCATATTGTATTGGGTGAATACCAATCGGCAAACCGCCCTGATTTCTCTCTATATAAGCACAGAAATTACCATCAAAACTTAAATCTACCAAAGCACGTTCAAAGAACATAAACGAGTTATATATCCCTGATGGCTGTTCACCTACTAATTTATTTAATGGATTATTCTTTAATTTTATTTTATTATTGTTCTCGTCCTTTGAGTAAAGCGAGATAGGCAGGGAGGCTATTGTTTCTGATAGCACACGAACACAAGACCAAACTGCTGCCACTCGCAACGCTTGTTCTTTTGATACCGAAGTTGATGACCCAAATGTACCACCAATAATAGTTTGACCAAAGATAGAACGTGATTCTTCTTTGATGGTGGATTTTTTTCCTGTAAAAAAGTTGAATATTCCCAAAAGCTTCTTAAATAGTTGTACAAGTGTAAATAGTAAAAAGTATCATAATGTGAACAAGTTTTTAGTAGTTTTTTCTTAATTCTTCATAAACTCTATTTAAAAGCCTATAAACATATCTAGTTGATATATTCTGAATTAAAGCTATTTCTCTAATTTTAAACGAATATTCAAACCTTAAAATAACAATCTCTTTTTGGGCTTTATTGTCTGATTTTATAACTTTATCCCAAATTTTATCTGCAAGGTNATCATAATCATCCTCTGTAACGCATTTTAAGGTATCTCTAAGGCGATAAGTCTTATGNAAGGGNGAAGAGGTAGATAGAACTTGATTGGTGACTACACGAGCCACNAAATAGCGTAATTGATTTGTTTCGTATAAAGATTGTATTGTTTCCTCTAATTGAGTTAATAATATCAAATTTATATCCTGAACTAAGTCATCTAACAGATGTAAATCCCTGTTGTTACTTAGCACAGATGCACATATATCTCTTATGATGCCTTGCTCCTGTGCAACTATTTCGTTCTTAGATAAAGAATATTTCTTTGTCATCATACCCTGAATTTCCACCATTTTTATTTTTCATTGCCTCTGATAATCCCATTAGACAAGCAACCACACCATCAATCTTGTCGTTTGATTTCGCTTTATTAGGTTTTATATTACCTGCAGGGTCTAAAGCCAACACTACGTTTGACATCATCCATCTTAACGCAGGATTACCATTATGTCTAATCTTACCGCCTAAAACTAAAGTTTCAAATTCCTTAGTTGCAGGTGACATTGTTCTGTAACCTTGACCTACAGGTATCATAGGGCAACCTTCTTCTGTTAAATCAATAACAATTTGCGAAGCGTTCCACCTATCATAAGCTATCATTCTAATATCGTAAATTTCTGATAAATCTCTAATCTTTTGTTTTATGTAATTGTAATCACAAACATCACCCTCTGTGAAGGTTATGTAACCCTCTCTTTGCCATTTAACATAATCAACCTTATCTCTTTCTGACCTTTTATGAGCGTTTTCAGAAGGTATAAACGAGTGTAAAATAATGTCATAATCACCTTCGTTGTCGGGAAACAATAAAGCTAAACAGGTAATATCCCTTGTAGATGCTAAGTCTAATCCAACATAACAAGGTTTGCCGACAAGGCTAGATTCACTTATATCATCATAGCAATCCATCCATTTTTCATCAGAAATCCACCTAGTTTCATTTGCCACCCATTGATTTAGGTGGAGTCTACGAAACGTATTTTCATAAGATGGTTCATTTTTAGCTTTTACAGATTGTTGTTCAAAGTATTCTTTTGAAATAATTGTACCATAAGCAGGATTTGCCTTTTTCCAAACCTCTTCATCGAATATATCATCCTCTTTATCAGCCTCATAAACAACACCTAAGAACGAATCATCTTGAATAGCACCACTAATTAATTTCTTAGCATAGTCATATAGCTCTTTACAAATGTGGTCTTTTTGATGTCCTGCTCCTGCTGTCGTAATCCCTAGCATCAAAGGCTCTTTCCTAGCTCCCATACTCGTCAATAACACATCGTAGAGGTCACGATTCTTGTGTGAATGAATTTCATCTAACAAGCAACAAGACAAGTTCAAACCGTGCTTGGTGTCTGCATCAGCTGATATTACTTTGTAGTATGAGCCTACCTTATCGTATGTAACTGAATCTCTATAAGTGCTTGAGCGTTTAATCAACTCAGGCTCTTGCAATACCATTTGTTTAGAAATTGAAAATGACAAACGTGCTTGTTCCTTATCTGCTGCTGCACTCACTATTTCTGCACCTTTCTCACCATCTGAAAATAGCATATAAAGGGCTATACCGCACATTAAACTGGTTTTTCCGTTCTTCCTAGGAATGAACACAAAACATTGTCTAAACTTCCTTAAATTGGTTTCTTTTGATTTCCAACCGAATAATGGTCGTATAATGTCATCCTTTTGCCAATCTTCCAATATAAACCTTTTACCTGCTAATTCCCCTTTAACGTGCTGACAAAAAGTTTCTATGAAATCGACAGCCCTATTAGCAGACTTTTCATCATAGTAATATACATCTTTATCTATGTGATGTAGATTATTCATCGCTGTTAAAGAAATTTTCTATTTTAATGTCAGGGGTTTGGGATGCGTGTTCTATAGCGTTTACCTTTGCCCGACTTGAAGGTGTTAATCCAAATTCTTTAAGTAAAGCGAAAACTCTAACAAAGGCTTGATTAGCTATCATTACTTCAGGTCGTTGTATAGACTTTGTGTGACCCTCTCTTGATGTTACTTCTTGTGATGCACCTAATTCATTTATAACCTCTTTAGCGTTCTTATAATCAGCATAAGAATCACAAAGGATGGTTAAGGACATTTCATCTGCTAAAGTGAGAACAGACATATTGTGTAGTAAGGTGCTTAGTTCTGCAAAAGACCTCTGCCCTTCTTCGGATAGCCAACTAGGTATCGGTGGAATTTCACTTGGTAAGATTGGTTCGTTTTTATTAAGCCTATCATCTCTTAGTGTTCCCCTTTGTCTTTTTATTTCAGTAGGTAATCTTTTCATATATACATATTCCTTTTTGTAAATATACAAATGTTTATTTATAAAGAAAGAAAAAGTGACATAAAAAGAAAGAAATAGTCTTTATCCTTTATCCTTCTCCTATAGGTCTATCGTTGACCCCAATTAGACCCCATTTAGACCCCTAATTTACTAAGTCCTGATTTTCAGAGAGTTAATTAAAAAAGGGTGTTTATTTGAAAGGTTTTTAGTGAATAATTTGGTAGTTAACAAATGTTAGTATATATTTGTAGGGAACAAAGAAAGAGATTAACCAAACAACTAGAAATTATGAGATTCAACAATCAAGAAATTACGGAAATGGCTAAAGACTTATCAACTAGAAGCCCTTACCAAATCCAACAAGAATTATTCAATATTCTTTGGTTAACAAGGAGAGATTCAAAGACAGAAGATTTCAATATACTTGTTAAGAGTATAAAAGAGAATAATAAATATGTTAATGACCCTTACAAAATTATTGCAGAATTTATAAACAACTAGAAACTATGAAAACAAAAGGTGTAAATACAGAGTTTTATCAGTATTCAATAATAGTAGATAAAGAAAATTCAGATGATTTTAGAGATTATTTAAAATCAAAAGGTTTTAAGTGGGATTCTTATGATGAAATAGAAAGATATGATTACATAAATTTCGGAGTAACAACAAGTCAAATGAATGTTATATCACAAGACACTCCAAATTATGTAGTAGAAATTGATGAATACTAAAAAGGCGGTAAAACTAAAACCTAGAAATTATGAATAGAGAAACAGCAGAATACGAGTTAGAGCAGTTAAAGTTTTGGTTCAAATTAAATGAAGAACAAGAAGGTTCTGAAGAATGGAATGAAAATATTAAGAAAGGACAATTATTAATGGAAATAGTCTTAGACTTATAAAAATAGAACTGATGAAAATCTAC